TGTCGCCCCCGTGCTTAACACAATGTTACCCGTACCCGTCGATCCGTAGTTCTCTGTGGAGTAGTTAAGCGATCCCGTCACCTCGTCAAGGTCAAGGCTGTCAAGCATGATAATGACATCATTGATCTTTGCAAAGGCGGTCCTCAGCGGGTCGCCCGTTCCATCATTAGCCGTCGTTCCGATGTTCACCGTGTCAAGGGCACGACTAAAGCTCATGTCCTCACGGCTCTTTACCTTGTCCGTTAGCAGCACCACAAGAATAAATGTCAGGGCTGCAATGGCACCGAATAACAGGTAATCCCTTCGTGTCCTGTCCATGACTATCCGGCGTAAGCGATTAACACTACATTGGCCGCAACGGTAATTGAGCTTACCGGATGCTTAAAGGTCAGAATCTCCGTAATGCTGGTCAGGTCCTCGCCTACGATGTTGTTCACAACAGCAAGGTTTACGGCCTCCTTGCCTTCCGGTTTTATCTGAAGGGCAGAGATAGCAGCAGCAGCCCCGGTGACAACCTTGATGGCAGTGACCCCCTCAATGAGAGTACCCGCTGACACGGCGTAAGTTCCGGCAGCATTGATGATCTGACTGCCACCTGCTCCTGAAAGTTTACCTAATTCGTTCATATCATTAATTTTAGAATGTTATCAATCTTTTGTTCGGTGGTTTGCAATCGTAATAGGGATAGTTCCCTATGTTCGCCTCGATGTACTGCTTGCAATCTTCCCAGTATTGCATAGCCGTTTCCCTTGCCATGTTCTGAAGGTTCTTTTTATCCCCCTGACTGGCAGGCTGGCTGTCCTCATTTGACTTTACAACCATGCCGGTGAAGGTGTCCTCCACATTATCGGTGATGTAGTTGGCAAAAAAGAGGTGTGCAAGCACGTATTTAAGCCCGTCAAAGGTGAATGTCCTGCCGTTATAGGTGTACGAATCACCGTCTAAAAGGGTAGCATTGGCGGTTGATGTGGGATTCTGAATGAGGTCCTGGTACATATCAAAGCCCAACAGCGGCCTCAAATCCTTCTGCTGCGTCAGTTCTGCGAGTGCATTGAACTTACGGGCAAGGTTATTGGCCGAGATTGGCCGGATTGCTGTTTGCTCGCTTTGGGACCATAGGATTGTCATGGCTGTACGGTTTTTGGTGTAAAATCCAGTTCACGTATCTCCCAGTTGCGACTGCGCAGTGCGGGATCTTCCCATGTCTTGAATAGCTCGTCGAATACCTGTTTGATGTGCATTCTCGGTTCAAGTGTCATAGCGTTGTAGAAGAAAGCGGCCTCTCTTAAAGCCTCGCCTGAAGTGCCAGACAGCTTCCCTTCTTCATACTCAATAAGTATTTGAGGGATGGCATTGAAGGCTTTGCGGATTGCGTTCTGCGTGCTTTTCTCATACCCCTCGAACATCTTGTCATTGATGTTCTGCTCCATCTTCTCAATCTTCACGTTCTCACCGTCTATTACAGCACCCGTCTGAGGATCAAACGACCCCTCAAGAACCATGACAGAGTTCTCATGATCGCCTCCGGTAAACTTGCGCATCTTCGCTACAAATTCCTGCGCTTCCACGTCCGAATTAAACCTTGTGTGGTGCATGATGTATTTCAGGAAGAAGCCCCTGCGGAGTTCACCGTTCTTGAAGATTGCTATCTGCGCCTCGGTGTCAGCATCCCACTTCACAACGTCAGCCGGTGACTGCGGGTACAGGTAGTCATCATCGTAGAACGAGTAGAACATCTGACCCTTCCACTTGGACCAATCGCCGTCACGCTTCACCTGTGCATCGATAGCAGCCTTGGTGGGATTCCAAACGTCAACAGGGATATACTTGCCCCGTTCAAGTTTCTGACCCCGCCACTTGTCCCAGTTGTTATAGACGACAACCCTGCCTGAGTAGTCGTTGCTGTCTGCTTCCCCTAACCGGCAGTACCGGAAAGGCTCTACACGGAAGGCCGAAGTGTTGTATCCGGTGAACTGCGCCCGGACATATACGCCATTGAAGTATGCAAATGACTTGGCTATTTTCCGCAGCAAGTCCAGTGCGGTGATTTCTTTCATGTTGTCCTTACCAACAACCACCTTGTTCAGTGTCTCATCGGCAAAGCCCTGGCCCGACAAAAACCGGGTAAGCATCCCTGCAGCTGACTTGGCTGTTACAGATGAGTTGATAAGCCTCTCCATCCTTGACGGGTAGGCGTTGTCAACATCATATGAGATTATGCCGTCAACCTTGACAGGGGTAAGAATAAAGGGAGCAGGGAGGTCAACAAGTGTCAACCTCCTTGATCCTGACGAATGTTTCTCAATTGACCTTCTTTCGGTGATCTGATCCATAGCTTTTCACGTTACGGATCATTTACTTTTCTTGGCTCTCGGCTTCTTCTCGGCGGGTGCCGGGGCTGGAGCATCTTCATTAACTATGAAATTGCCTATTGCCTTCGGGAATCTCTCGAGGTAAGCCTCGGCTATCTCGTCGGTTATGGTTGACGAGTTATAGACCTGACCGCTGTAAACGATCACCAGTCCCGGTTTAAGTTGATATTTCATTGTGTCAAGTTTTTTTTGTTTTTCGAGGCCTTCAAGTATGAGCCTCCGGTAATAATTCCGTACAGAACTGTCACAGGCTGATACGGGCGAACCTCCATAAAAGAGATTCCTGGTATAAGTGATTACCGCCTGCCGGAGTGGAGGGGTCGCTAAAACCTCCTCCACCGGGTAAGCGAGTAATTCAGTCAGTGTCATGACTCAAGAGCGACGAGTGCTGCGAGGGACTGTGCGTAAGAGGTATCCCAGAACACGTAGCGTGAATGAGATTCTTCCTCACCGTCACGGGTTGCAAACTCGTAGGTAGGTATGCCGTTATTGTCGTTGGCCCTGTAGCTCAATCCTGAAGGATGGAGGCCGGTTTCAAGCCCGAAGATCACAAAGCAACCTTCGGTTTTCTTTCCCTTCAGCTCGGCAACAATGACAATATCTGTCATGTCGTCCATTGCCTTCACTCCCGCGGCGCTGCGGTCATAAGGCTGGAAGGAGAAGTAATGCTTGAAAGCATTGGGCAAGTTGTCGGCAATAACAGCGTCAGCGCCAATGTTCGCTTCTTTCTTGACGGCCGTAACAGGGTAGGCCACCGTTGTCCCCGCCATTGCTATGGCAGTACATTTGGTTTCCGTTGATCCGTCCATCGTGAAGGTTGCGTCGGCCCGGTTGATCGCCCACATCTTCGGCTCAAGTCCGCCTGATGGCCTGTTAGTACAGGAGTTGGTGATCGATGCTGCTATTTTAGATGCGCAAGCCATGTCTGTTTATTTTGTCGGTAAGACGTTAATAAACAATGATTTCACCCACATGGTATCCGTCGGAGTAATTGTAAACCGCAGATACGGGTACGACAGGGGCGAGCTTGTGATATTACCGATAATGGTAGTGTCAGCGCCGTTGCCTGTGTATGCGACAGTGGTGATAGTCTTGTAGTATGTATTGTCAAGCGATCCCGCCAGCACAACCGATGCGGTGTTACTTCCGGTGTTGTCGATGAGCTTCACGCCGTAACTGTAGTAGTACGGGGCGTCAACATCAACCTTGACGACATAGTTGTAGGCGGCAACCTTGGCAGCCTGAGTGGTCAGAAAGAAACCGGCCAGACCGGACTTCTTGATTGTAGCATCCTGAGCCTGCACACTGAAGGCAGCGACAAAGGCAAAGAGTGCGAATATTGCGAATAACTTTTTCATCTTCTTGTCCTCCTTTCCTTAGTATGCTACAGCAATGAGTTCGTTTTGAAGCAGAACCGTGTCGAGGTAGAATGCCACGTCAACATAATGGCTCTTCGTCACCTTGTCGTAGAAAGCATCCAGCGAGGTCATACTGCCCTCGTCAGAGGTAGCGATAGGAATGTTCCCGATGGGTGTGAGAATTGCCCTGTGAGGATAGAGCAGGGTGTCGCCCAGGTCGTTCCATTCACGGATATTCTTATCCCAGTCGTCACGGATGATGATCGGAATGCCCCTGTAGCGGAACTCCCTTTTGCCATCTTCTGCAACCTGAAGAGTGAAGCCGAGAGACTTGTCCTCAAGGTAATCTTCCCAGTTGTTGGTAAGCGAACGTGTCACCTGGTACACAAGACCTCCGACGGTGTGCGCCCTGCTGTCGATGTTGCTGTACAGGTAGCGGAACACGTTAGCGGCACGGCTCGGGTCGAGAGCCAGCTGTGCGGCCTCGGTTGCGAGTGCGTTCTCGGGGATCGTGTAACGGACGAGAGTGGCTGCAAAAATCTGCTGCCACAGACCGTTAATCATGGTCAGGAAATCAACATCTTTCCCTGCG